GGTACAGATCCGACAGTACACCGTCAACGCATGACCCAGTTCGGCTGTGGTGTGATTGCTGGTGACTATTCAAACTATGATGGAGGTATACCTAAGTGTGTTGCTTTAGCTTTTTTGGACATCGTTAACCGTTGGTATGACGATAGTCAAGAAAACAAAAATGCTAGAGAAGTGCTTGTGCGGAATATGTATGAAGCTAAGCGTATTAGTGGAAATGAAATATATCAGACGTATGATGGAAATCCTAGTGGAAATCCCATTACATCTCTATATAATTCATTGGCTAACATTATTATGATGGTTACGGTTCTTAAATTTGATTTAGGAGTCGAAAAATTTGATATGTTAGTTTTTGGTGATGACAATGTTGTTGCTCCAGATCGAGAACTGACGTGTGGTGATTTAGCTCCACACCTAGAGAGAAGATTTGGGATGAAGTATACACATTGTAGTAAATTGCCTGAAAATTTAGATAAGTTAGATTCAATAGAAGATATAACTTATTTAGGTCGCAGATTTCGTAAGGAAGGTTCTGTATATAGAGCTCCACTTAAGTTGGAAACTATATGCGAGTCTACTTACTATGTAGGAAAATCCTTGCCAGAAAACGAACTTCTGGTTCAGGTTTCACAAAGTTTCTTTATAGAAATGGCGCACCATCCTAAAAGTGTTTATGAACACTACTGTAGCAAGTTTTTGAAGACAGTCAAGGAAAGAGTGCCCGAGATTTATGCGGCCGTTTTAAGCAATTATAAGTCATGGGAATGGATGATGCATGAAACTTTTGTTTCTAATCGTCAATTCAAATCCTATATAGAATAGTGAACTGTCCTGGGAAGGCTAAATCTTTTGTAGCAATTTTTCCTGTAAATGAACAAGATTCAGCGCCAGCTCCATTGAGTGCAGGCAATGTTAGTGAGAGAGCTAGGCAAATCGCTGAATTAACTCCGGCACAACATGTACAGTTAGGTACATACGACGACGTGGAGGAGGTATCTGAGTCAGCTGTTAATGACACAGTGTATCAGACTCCACACCAATCTTTTAACATGGAACCATTTGTTATGTCAAATGTTCTTAATCGTGAATACCAAGAAACTGTGTCTTGGGGAGTAGTTAAC